TTGAGGTCAAACATACTATTATAAGGTATGGGAAATAGATATATAGACAATGACGAGTTTGAGAGAATCATCCTATTATACAAAGATGATCCGAAAACGCACTAAGAAGATCTGGTTTCTGTCTTTGAACTCCTAATAAAAAACATCGTTGAGTCCTTCAAGTTTGAAGTAGACCCCAACGATGCCAAGCAGGAATGCTTTGCTCTGGTGCTCAAGACGGTCAAGAATTTCAAGCCCAAGAAGGGCACCGCGTTCAATTACTTTACGACGGTAATTCTAAACCAACTCAAGCTTATGTACACCAGAGAGAAAAAATACAAGCAGAAAATCGAAAACTACATCGAAATTCATAAAGATAACTTAGACCTTTAGTTGCTTGTATATGTTTGGTAGATAGAACTCAGATCTAACCTTGCCCTTCTTCAACCGAACAAGATGCGGCACCTTATTGCTTCCATAGATTACGAAGCTGTGTGGCATATCAAAACTGTTTACAACGTACAGTTTTTCCCCGTCTTCATCTTCCCCATACTTATTTCTAAGGTTTTCTACCAAACCTGAGCACCAGTCATCCCACTCGGAGATAAACAAAATGCTCATGTTTTGTTTGTTTACTTTTTGTTGTGATAGTATTTTGTTTAAGTCGTTTTCCTTTCTAAGGAACTGTAAACTATACTTCATGCTTCTTCAACAGCTTCTGTGGTTTCAACTTTTTCTGACTCCATAAGTTGAACCTGCCCATCTTCTCCCTCAACAACAGTAATTCCTGAAGACTCAAGCTCTGCTTGGTTCTCTTTAGCATACTGCTGAACCATTTGAGCAAGCTGTTGATTAAGAGCTTCACAACCAGTAACAAAAATAGTCTTCATGAAGTCGTCATCGCTAATCTCTTCAGGCTTAACTACGTTACTAAAATTTTTAAAGGCTTCCGCCTCGTCTTTGGATAGTTTGATTTGTATTTTCATTCTATTTCTACTCCGCTCATCTATGCGGAATCTCCAGTTTTGTATATCTAACTTGATACTTTCTGTTTGAGTATCCATTACACTATAATAGGTTGAGGTTTATAAACATGGAAGATAAATATGATATTTCCAATCTAAAGAAAAAGAAAAAGGTTAACAGTAGAGCAAAGGGTAGTACCTTCGAAAGACAAATAGCTTCAATACTAAACAAAAGGTTTGACACTAAAGAGTTCTCTAGAACCCCTGGGTCTGGAGCCTTTGCTACAACCCACGATCTACCTAAACACTTAAAGATCTATGGAGATTTAATAACCCCACAAAATTTCCGATACTGCATAGAATGCAAGAAGGGATACAATAAGGAGAATCTCTATAGTCTTTTCAATTATAGATCCGACTTTTGGAAATTTGTTCTTCAATGCGAAAAAGATTCATCTTTCTGCAACAAAGAGCCGATGGTAATATTTAAACAAGATAGACAGAAAACTCTGGCGATAGTACCCTCTTATATAACATACTCGATTGATAAATATATAGAGATTCACAAAGGAGAAAAGAAATATAAGGTTTATTACTTAGATGATTTACTCAAAGAAGAGGACTATCATTGGTTTGATTGAGCAAATCCTCTAGTAAGCGAAGTTGACCTTTGAGCAGTATTTCTATGGAACTGTCTTCCCTTGATGGTTTTTTCTTCCTTGAAGCACCTAAAGGCATTCCGTGTTTTTCAAAGGTCTGAGAAGGTATTTCCCCAGCAAACCGAGTATCCACTTTCCTTTCCTTTTCTGGATTTTCCTTATCCTTCTTTCCTGAAGTACGCTCTTGATTTATTCTAAATACTTTATCGTTTCCAGCGTTTAGTTCTATTCCGAAAGTTCCAGCAATTGATACTTCTAGATCTTCTGGGTCAGTACCAGCGATGGATCTAATTAATCCTGTTTGAGATATAAGTAAAGCTCCTTTGTTGTCAGTAGCTAGAAGTTGCCCTAGATCGTCAACATTTCCTCCAGTAGAATACATCATTAAGCATGCTGCTTTTTTTGCTGAATTTCTTTTTTTCTCATCTTTTGATTTTAAGTCCTTGGCGAGAGTGCTAGTTCGGTTCAACCTAGTTAACACTTCAGCTAAACGATTTCTATTATCTATTCCTAGAGGAGTATCAGAAAAATCTTTTAAGACCACAGAATCCCCATCTTTCTCGTACAGGTAGTCTTTAAGGGTAGCCTCGTTAAACTTACCAAAGCCAATAGATGTAGTGAGCTTATCTAACATTTGCTGGGCTACTTTTTTGGGGCTCTCTACTTTTATTTTTCCTTGCGATACAAAGATATTATCTTGAGTTACCGCATCTACAATCTTGTCGTTTTTATCTTCTATTTTTTTGTAGTAATTGTAGGTATCTTCCCATTGATCCATCGCAGCATCAAAAGAATTATCTCTACCATCCCAACCAAATAACTCTTTAAGAATCCTGGGCCTCATTCCTTCCGCGTTGAAGTTACTGTTACCCTTAGACCTTGGGTCCATGTTAGATAAGTTTTGTTGTCTACTATTAACTTCTCCAGTCTTAGCACTAAAGCGGTCTACATATCGCTTACAACCAAGCATGAGCTTGTAAATCCCGTTTTTTAAAGCGGGAACAATTGCTCCAAGACCCGTTTTTGCATCCAACTCTTGGCCCGCTGATGTTGCTTCCTCTTCACTTTCGTAGTTAATTTGAACATCGTCTCTTTCTCCACCAGCAGCCTTGCCTCCACCAGTAACTTCAGCAGTAGTTCGGCCCTTCACTAATTTTTTGAAAAGCCCAGCAACTCTTGATAAGTCTCCTGCCACATACTCTGTCATGGCTCCTTTATCTTTAAACAAATCTAAAAAGAATTTAGTCTGCTCATTGTCATCAAAAGCAATAAGCTCTTGTGCTGCGTCCTCGCCCAAACCAAATTCCTCTAGAACTTTATCTCTAAGATCTTTTTTTATCTTACTTAAAGAGGAATCAAACTTTTTCTTTGCTTCTAATCTATCTTCGTCTGTTTTGGCTCCTACTAGGTTTATACCTAGGACGGTAATGTTTTCAAAAATTACTCCCCTTGCTGAGTTCAAACCAGACTTAGCTACCTCTCTCTTTGGACCCTTTCTTAATGACTCTTGAAAGCTATCTTCATCTCCATCGAAACACATAGCTGTTATCTTTTTGAAAGCAGCGGCCAGAGACCAATCTGTAGACGGAAGAACTACAGCCTCTGACTCGTCCGCTCCAAAAATAACAGGCTTTCCTTTATAGATACCTACTTTTTTTGTTACGTCATTACAAAATTCCTTTCCCTCTTCTGAGCCTTTACTTTTATCGTGACAAGTGATAACATCTGAAAAGTTCTTTGCAAATATATCAAACTCAGCGGGAGAGAACTCTTTTGTAATTTGTTTAGCTTTTGCTTTTTCTCCCTCCCCCTCAAATTTGGTTGCTTTACCTCCCAACATTTGACGAATAAACCCTCCATAACTACCGTTACCATAGGCGAAAACTAAATAGTCTAGCTGCCCCGGCAGCTTCTGAATTAAACCATCTTTAATAAAGTTCTGAAGCTTCTCAAAAGCTCTGTTTAGTCTGGGTCCACTACCTAGCCACTGCTCTGCATGTTCGGCTAGACTGCCATCAATCGTTCTATTTCTTGCCTCAAGTTCTGCTTTGATTTGCTTTTCCGCTAGTTCGGCGCTCATCCGCATTTTATCAGTGGACTCACCTTCTTTTTTCCCACCCTCAGGTTTCTCCACAAGAACGGCAGCAGCCCTCTCTATGGCAGCGGGTACATCCTCACCAGCAACATTAGCTTTCATTAGAGTTGCTTGCTTTTGTCCCACAGGAGTGAAGGATAAATAAATTACTTTTCCTTGAGCAGTCTGTTTATAAAAAGTTTTTACTCTCGATGGGCTTCCGTCTTCATATTTTACAGGAGGTGCGGTTGTTGCGGTATCATGAGGGGTAGCGCCTCCCATAGCTGTTTTAATAATTCCTTTCGCCTTACCTATGTCCATAGCCTCTTCCGATAAAAACGTAAGCTTATACGTTCTTTTTTTTATCTTGCCATAGCTCTCTAATAATTGTGAGAAATAATCCATATCTTATTATAGATGAAAAAATAGCCCCGCCCACACAGGTAAAGGACGGGGCTAAAAACCTACTAAGTTTATTTCGGAATATCAGATGTTAGGGAGGTTTGTTTGTCCTAAAGCAACATTTCCTTTCTTGTAAAACGCTTCAGGCCGATCAAGGAAGTCGTACTTCATCGTCATGGTTAGCGTATGGAAATCGTTTGTTGCATAGTTAAACTCAGAAGCAGCCCAAGAAATTGGGAAGGCACCGTAGACATTGGTAGTAGCGTGCGGAGTCATGGTATTATCTAACTCAACAACTTGAATCATGTTGGTTTTGAATGTACCTAATTGACCAGCACCACCGGGTCTCGCGTCTTTAGTCATCTCTCCTGTAATTGGATCGTAGATAGATTTGAAATACCTATAAAGATCACCAGCGGTATCTTTAAGATAAAGGTTATCAAACTCAATCTGAAGATCTTCATTAGTAGTTTTGCCTGGGTAGTAAAGCTTATCGTTTACACGATCAACCGTAATAAATTCGTTTCTACTTGCAAGACCTGATACACGTTTGGCAGCTAAAGTAAGATCCACGACATTTCCGTTGAATAGTTGAATCTCTTTGAAGATTACTTCAAATTGATATGCTCTTACTGAATCGAGGTCGCTAGAAACTTCAGGAAGCTCTGTTCCCGGTTCAAAAGTTCTTCTTGATTTATAGTATCCGTTATTAGCCATTAATTATCTCCTTATAGGGTTCCTAGGTCAGCGGATTGATTGGTTAGGTTAATCTCAAACACAATGATTTCCGCTGTCTTTGTTGGTCTGAGTAGAACTTTTGTCCAAAGTTCATTTCTATCTACCCGTAGAGGAGTGTTAGTGGTTTCATCACAAACAACCCGGAACTCTGCGAGACCCCGTTTTCTTCTAATATCATCCAGGAAGGGGTTGAGTGATGCCTCAACCTGCTCCCAAGTGAACTCGTCGTTAGGCTCAAAGACAAATCTTTGAGTGGTGGCTAGGATCGACTTCTTGATGAAGATCATTAGTCGTCTAACATTAATTCTATCTGTAGCGGACGCGGTTCTTTGTGCCGTCCGCTGGCCGAAGATAGTAAGACCTTGCTGTGGGAAAGCCACAATCGGGTTGATCACGTTCCCGCCACTGTACAAGCTGTCTCTGTCTCCTTGGTTGAGCTTAACCTCGGTCTCAGTGGGCTTCGTAAGTCTGCCTCGCTGGAAGCCAGCAGGGGCAAACCAAGTGTCACCTGTTCCATCAGTAAAGGCCATTTGTCTAGCAGCAAAAATGGAAGGATCATACCAGCGATCCACGCCGTCGAAGGTACTGAACACTTTTACCCACGGCCAGTGAATTGTCGCAAAGGAACTATTGATCGCAGAGCTTCTCGAACTAGTGCTGGCCGCTTGACCGTTACTCCAGTCGATGGCATCTTGGACCGTACCTACCGCATAGGGAGGAGAGACTAGAGCGATAAAGTCCTGAGTGTTTTCTGCTAAGGTAATTAGAGCGTTTTGGACAGACTCAGTTTGGATGCCAGGAACAAGCGCAATACCTACGTTGATAGTGTCATCGTTAAGGGCTTGCATACCTGTTTTAGGATCTTCAGCTTCACTACCTATGAGGGCCGCACCGCGCAACTCCTCACTAGCAGGAATTCCGTTCGTACCTCCCGTTAGATCTTGGGAAGCCTGACCAACTACTTTGTTGAATCTACCTCCTTGCGTTGAAGTCTCAGTCTTAGTGCTATCAATTGCTCCACCAGCAGTGGAAGCATATCGGAAAGCGCCTCGGAAAGGACCTGCAACTAAACCTTGAAGAAGATCAGAGAAGTGTGTGAGGCCCGTTACATCAGCATCAGCACCGTCTTTTATGATGTTTCCTTTGATGATTTGAGAAACAACATTAGTTTCTCCTGTGTTGATTACGTCTTCTAGGAAAGCACCAGAAGCAACAAGACTAGCTTTGAACGTCTCTAAGGCTACCCCAGAATCGTTAACTCGTATAACGAAGTTTTGTGACCCTACAGAGTCCACAGTTATTGAGTTTCCACTAGCGTCTCCATTAGCTCTTGTTCCTCCGTTGTACCCAGCACCAGGATCTAGAGATTCAGCTAGGTAAGCGATTGAGCTTGTGCCTGTAGACAGGTACTGACCACCTCCCACGTTAATTGCGGAAGCAAAATCTCCAGAAACACCAAAGTTAGTAGCACCCGAAATAGGGTTAATCAATTTTAGAGCACTTACTCCACTAGCAGCGTCAAACACTGTTCCTGAGCACGCTGAAACGTGCAGGGAGGCTCCAGATCCAGCGTAACCTCCGACGATAGCGCCAGAAAGACCTAGATCTGAATCAAAGCTACCAGCGTCAAAGACGCCAACGTGGTCTGAATCTAAGGCTCCCCCTATCACAGATCTAAGAGCAGCGGACTGAGATCTAGCATTAGCCACGTTCACTGTGAAGTCTCTTCCTTGCCCTTCATTGTCCGTATACTTAGCTACCCCTTGAGAGTCCTTAACTTGAATGCGGAAAGTTATAGGCCGTTCGATACCAAATCTAGCAGTTGAAGTATTATCCGGAGCGCCAGAAACGGCGATGGCAGGACAGCCGCCTATTGAAAGAACAGCCGAAGCATCTAAAGCATCGTCAGCGCATCTAACAAAGTAAAGAACATTTGTTTGCTCTAAAATCTCAAGAGCACCCTCAAGAGCTTGCCCGTTGATCGCTTCTGAGGGCTCCCCAAAAGTCCTAACTAAAGAATCTTGGTCAGTGATCAAGGTAGCTTTGTTTACAGGTCCCTTGGAAGCGAAACCTACTATACCGACAACGGAAGTGTTAATCGAGGGTGTGAACTGAGAGAAGTCCTTTTCTACTGTGTAGACACCGGGGCTTAAGTAATTTGGCATAATTTATCTCCTTAGGCGTCGGAAATTTTAAACATCCGACGACGATGTAAAGTTTTAACTTGTTCCGTGATATATTTAGCAGGAACCACTATACTTTCCCCCGGCTGCAACCACTTAGCGGTCATACCTTTTTCTGTTTTAAAATGAATTGTAAATGCTTGCAGACTATCGTTTTTTACTACTTTCATTTCTTTACCTTCCTTAGTATGTAGAGCTTGCGCTTAGTTTTTTTACTACTTTTTTTTATGGAACAAGAACTCTTGTCACAGTAGTAGTCATAGTCGCAGCCGTATGAGCGTACTCTCCGTGAGGAGTGATAAAATCCCCAAAGACACTTATAGGAACACCTTCCACTAAAACCTGAGGGGAACCAGGACCTATGATAGGTCCACCAGCAAAAGAAACTCCGATAGCTGATGCTGGCTTGTTCTCTATTAAGACCCTAGGCACACCCGTGGCAACGTGCCCACAAGTAGCAATAGAACCTGCTGTTACTGGAGGTCTAGGCATCAGTCTAGCACCACTTCTGTATTAAATTCCTCTATTTTTCCCGTAGAGGTTACCAAATACTTTGGGTTAGGGACATAGGTTCTTAGCACAATATTTAAAGTTTTTTTCATAATTCTATCCTCCTTGTCTCCTGCTGTGGCTGAACCTATATTTTCTTCTGAATCTAGAAAAGCCTTAGCCAACGTAGAGAACTTGGTGGGAACCTGCATTTCAGGGTTGAACTTTAACCTAACCTGCTCAAGAATTTGATCCATGTCTGCCATGTACTTACACCAAATGTTAATTTGGTAGCTAATGTTGACTGCTCTAGGAGCTAGACTGAGAACTCTAAAAGCCCTATTCTTTTTTTTGTCCCAAACTTTCTCATTGATGAGCAATCCCTCTTGTTTAATTCTATTAACATCATTATTTGATACTGTTTGGGAGATTGTAATCATCGGCAGGACGATGTTTTCTTCTTGCTTGAGTTTAGCTATTGCCCTCTCAGCGTTAGCGTGTAAGCACTTAACATCAGTAACCTCTTCTTCAGAAGAAATATATTTTATATCACTAAAAGAAGAGATCATTGCTCGAAGAGAATCCTTGTAGATAAACGAAGGCTTATGTTTGGATCTTGTCAACTCAATAATTTTATTTTTTATGGTTACGCTGGCAGGAAGATCTCTAGAAGGGTAGCCGCTAGAGTCCCATTTCTCAGAGGTATCAATTATTCTATTTGTCATAGCTCTTCAATACCTCCTCCGTACCCGCCTAACTCACCACTCACCTTTGATAGCGGGGTGTCCTGAACCTCTGTACTATCGCGGAGGAGCTTGGCAGAGCACACTAAGTGATAAACGCCATACGCCTCGAAGCTATCTTCAACCACCTCGAAGATCTCATACTTCTGCTCTTGAAACATA